TCAACAGACAAACCAGTACTCAACTCAATAGTCTGATTCGATGTGAGTTTACTAATCAGGTCAGGAGCCAGCTCTTCGACTCGTTGAATGTCAAACCACGCTTCACCATCGAGTTTCCCCTTCTTGGTAGAGACATTGAAAACGAATCCTAAACCAAACTTTTCGATGACTGAGGGATGCCTTGCTGAGACGGCATTTCCTTTATCGTCAGTAGGGTGGTCCAATGTAAGAGGCATGTAATTCCATGCCCCGTAGTTCTTCACTACTTCAGTCTCAGGATATAGTAGCGGACCCTTACTACCGTTTAGAACACCTGGGACCAGCATACTGACAGGAGCGACAAGATATTCTCTACCTCCCATCTTTTCACGGCGTACCCCAATACCTGAGTTGACCGTGATTTGCTGATAAACTGCTGTCATTCGTGGTTTCTTTCAAGCGAAATGAAAGTAGTGCTCAAGCCGTATGATTTACCTCAGGAGAATAGGCTTTGCAAGGACAAAAACCAAAATTTTCTATTTCTCCCGTGATTTACTCAAGCAAATGACTGTTGTGCAACCCTCCTTTTCCTAGTCCTCGTAGCTCGTTTGACTACTGGTTTAGGAGTGCAAAGGCAATTTGGATGCAGGGGTATGAGACCCCTCATTTTCTCAATTGGGAGAATCATACCTGCCTTTGCCTGACATAGAGGACATGGTTTGCGAGCAGTGACCCATTCGGCCAAGATAGTCACTTGCTCTATCTCCATCTTAGTAAGAATGTCCAACATCCCCTCGGAGTTGGCTCTCACTATCCCAGTATTGGCGACTGCCCTAGACCGAGTGATTCCTATCTTGTCAAACCTTCCCTTGACTAGATTCACTATGTCTTTCAGTGACTTTTCTTGAAAGACTGCGTTGACATAAGTACGCAAGACTTGATTCCTAGTCTCATCAAGGACAGTGAGATAATCATCTTGAGCCTGCCTTACCAATAGATTAAGAGTGTCCTTGTTCCTATCCATGATAGGACTATATCCCCTCATCTTTCCTGAAGAGGAAGATACCTGAGTAGCTCCGCTCTTAGCCCCTCGGTCATACGCGGCAGATACTTCTTTGCGTATAGCCTCCATCACTTGTGGTGTAGTTCTGCTAGTGTAGGTGTCGAACCAGATACGTAGATCTCCCGGTGAAGGATTCCCCTTGAGGATAGTAGCTACGTCGGCCTTCATCTTCTTGATAGGTGCTGTCAGCCGGACCTGGAGCTGTTTTCTCGATGTGATTGATCGAGTAGGGTCCATGTTTAGATTACTCATCTGCTGAGAATCCATCGGTGACGTATGCTGTTTTACCCAGCTTGAGTGACACAGACACCATAAAGTCTAGTGTAGAGCGGACTCCTCGTGGGATATCGTTCCGAGTAGCTAGGAGTTCTACTATTTCTTTTCGTAACTCAGGTACTCTGTCTGTTTCATTGTTCTCTAAGAACTCCAAGAACACCGGACCACCATTTTCAGTGATCCAATATCTCATCTTCTTGAACCCGTTGATACTAGCTAAGTCGAATTCATTACCATCGACGACGATATCATAAGCCATTACAATTTTCCTCCTGCTGATTTGGGTAGTTGTGAAGCCGTCTTGGTCATCAGTTTCTTAAGTGCCTTTTCATTAGTCACTTCCAACATCGTATCTACTCGGAATGAACCATATCCTCTCCTGTAGTAAATCCTCCTCTTACTGAAGTCGTGCTTACCTGGTCCTTTCGCATTGAAGACAGCCGTATCGTCATAGACGACAGTGTGCATTGTCCCCTTATTCTTTCGCTCCCAGGCTTTCTTGCGATCCATCGCACTCTTCTTCATGGTGAGTTTGCGATTAGCACCTACTGTCATAGTCTTCAACTCAATCCCGTGAGCCTTACCATTGATGGAGACTACAATATCAGCCGGTTCATTATCGTCAAGACTAGAACCACCAATCATTCTAGCGAAATGAGGTTCATTAAACTCTTCGGCATACCGTTGTATCTCCTTATCAACTCGTACTGCCGAACTCTTAGCGATGTCACTCTTAGACATCATATCAACCTGAGCACCTGCCTTCTTAGAAGAGGTAGCTGAACCGACAGCACAAGTGTTCCCTTTGACGAATCCTTTGTGACCAGTAGCACCGGCTCCGCAAGCACTTTCGTTGGAGACTAGTCGAGCAGCAATCGCTTCATCGAACTCCCTTTCAATCTCTTCCCACACTTCATCGTCGATGGGTACAGAACCAGCATCGTAGTCTATATCTGTGTTGACGACTAGGCTATTGAGAGCTATTACGTCTCTGAGTAAGGTGTCTTTGGGCATCTTACCTTCTTTGTAGATCATGAAATAAGTTTTACCACTTTCTTCTTTCGTGACTGCTTTGTAACCAGGAAACATCTTATCAGATTTAGTCGCTAGAAATTCATAGAGACTAGCACGACTATCACTTGCGGTCTTGAGTGCTGTGAAGTACACCGCGTCTGCGTCAGACAACTGTAGTGATTTAGCAAAAGTAGCTACCGCTTTCTTCATCACTTCTCTAGCATTACCTTTTCCAGTAAGACCATAAGAACCTTTATCATCAGAAAAGGCGAAGTGAAAGACACTGCGAAGACTATGTCTCGCCGAGAAGTGATCTCCACCGTACATAGCACTACCGAATTCGGTAGAGAATGTTCTGTCTCCTATCTTAAAGTGACCTCTCACATCACCAAATACTGTTTTAGTGACTTTAACGTCAGCCTCTGCCCAATGATCCCACTTAGTCTTAGAGACTGGAACTACTGGAGGTTGACCAGTTGGCACAATCGGCTGAGGAGGACGAACTACTGCTGTGACCTTTGTCGGCTTGACATTGTATCTTCGTCCTTCATGCTCAACGTCAATGGTGCCGTTAGCCCGGACACCAACCACTTTCACTTCTAGTCCTTGGATCGCTGTATTACGAGCATGAAGAGTAGCAGATAGGGTGACTCGTTGTCCTAGTAGGTCAGAAGATCCTATTGAAGTTACCGCTCTATCAACTCTTGGTCCTCCTGAACCAGAACCACCCCCTCTTGCACAGACGTTTCCTCTCTGAAATCCTTGACTCCCTTGAGCACCTGCTCCACATGCAGAGACATTGTCAATGATCTCAGTGATTTGTGATACGTGAAGAGTGATGTCTAGTTCATCAAGATAAAACCCAAGCTATACTCACCCTCCGTGTTTTCTACTTCTCCCTTTACTTTCTTCTTTCCTGAAGGAGGAATAGCTGTAGGTGGTTTCTTAGGAGTACCAGGGGGAGACTCATCATCAGGCGGATTAAGTGTTGCCTCTTGTGCCGCTTTCATCATCGGATCGACAGGAGTTTCCCCTGGTTCGGTGATATCATCGGCGTCGGGGTTTGCACTATTGATATGCTCGACCGCATTGTCGAGGAACTGTTGTGCCTCATCTTTATCGAATTCCCACACTTTGACAAAGTAGTCAAGTGGTGACATGAGAGCATCGAGTCCTTTTTCAATGTACATCGCCCATGCAGTAGTCATCTTCGTCGCTAGATCAGCCTTCGCTAGTTGGCTCAATGCGGTGAAGTCAGGCCATTTGACTCGGTATCCCTCGCTGGGGATGGGGAGCACCCCTACTGCAATTAACCTGTCAATGAAGGGAACCACAATCTTAGGAATGATGTATCGGTGTTGTCTTCTCATCATTCGTTCATCCCAACTATCCTTATCTTGTGTGGATGCTAATTGTCCTCGCTCGGATCCCTTGAAGATACGGACCGGGCAACCCAGGTAGATACAGATAGCTTCGATACGAGTTTCAACGTGAGGTAGTGGTTCGACTACTGTACCAGCAATCGTCTTCACAGTTCCGCCGACAGTTGCCAAGTATCGTTGAAAGGTGTGCTGATATCCCTCGATCTGTTTCTTGATGGATTCAGTATCGAGATTAGCCTTACCACCGAGTGAAGGATGAGACTCGAAGGAGAGACCAGGAAAGGCGTTTCGCCAATATCCCTCACCACTTGCACCATAGATCTTCTGCAAATCTTGAAGATCATTGAGAGGTACCTTCAAAGCACTATTACCGATGTAGTCACTGTCGATCGGATTCGGACAGAGATGAATGATACGACTCCAGTGAACCTTGATCTCTCGTTCCACGTAGGAGTGCGATCCAGTGGTACCAGTTACGGCATTGGTGCGAGTACTGTCGTCTCCCACAGTAACACGATAGATCTGAGGCCAGCCAAACAGAGGACTCTCTTGGTCACTGTTCCAACTATCAATCTCAACATGAGACTGGTCGAATACACGACAGCCGACCAATTTCACCTTAGACGATTTCTTGCCGGTAGCTTTTTCCTCTTCCTTCTTAGCTTCAGCGTTGCGGACTACCTGTTCGGTGCTAGGTATTCCTTCTTTATCGGCTTCTTCAAACCCAGGAGCAGGCTTTTCCCAGTGACGAAAACCTTCTACCTCCATGTCATCAAGAGAAGGTGTATCATCGAACTCCATGACGAGAATACCATATTCACCGATACGGCTCATTCGGTCTAGGTGTTCAAGAGTAGACCAGATGGGACTTCCTTCCTCTCCATCGTACCAGCTTAGATCCCCACGGATCATCTTATCGAGACCCTTCCAAGCCTTTTCAAACTCAGTCTCGTTGTCGGTGTCATCATCTTCAATGACTTGGGGTTGCTGCTTCCATGACTCGTCGACTGGTAGGTCAACAACACGAGCTGCGATAGGGAATCTTTCATAGAGATCAAGGAAGAGCTGCGGGGATAGACTGGAATTGTCGTCGCTGGCAACCCAACCGCATTCCTTGTAGACATCTCTCCTTGGATCTAGTAGATGTGATACCATGTCCCTCCTGAAATAGTACTCATTCTCGACCAAGTTCATCAAGTCATTTCGTTCATTAACAGATAGGTCCTTCATTCCTTCTGCTAATTCTCGTAGCTCGGTTAGCTGGCGTACCGCTTTATCAGACATATTTAGAATCCTCCAATTGTGATTGTTGTTGGTTTGCAAACAAGAGAGAATACTGCAAGAGCGAGACTATCACTCTCGTCAGGGCTATGACCTATCAAGTCTTTGATCGTATCTCCCTTATAGTTAGGAGTCGGCTTGTTCTTTGGAGGGAGGAACATTCGTCCTTCTCCATCATACTTTAGAGGCAGGGGTCGTAGTTGACGTAGGACTTCTCCATACTTTTCGGGGATACCGAAGACAGGATTGTTCACATCAGACTCACCCTTCGTGTTAGGATCAAGGACTTGACGGAGAACACCATACAACTGAGCTCTCTTGTTCTTGTAGATATACTTCTCTTGTTTAAGATCTTTCTTATCATCTGGGTCTACCCACCCTGGTATGAACTCGTCGGGGCTAGAGGGGCTTTCACCGAATCCTACGGATCTGACATCGTAACCAGCATCTCGTAGATAGTCGGCATGTTCTTTACCGCCCCCACCATGATCGAACATGACACCTTCCGGCTCTATCCCATACTCTCTCATAAGAGCAATGGTCTGTCCTTTGATAACTGCGGTGTTCCTAGTCCTCTTAGAGAGTTGGTAGAGCATACCCATGCGATCAACGATAGTCCATACCGTATTATCACCACCTTCAGCAGTATCGATACCCATTGCACGAGGAAGAGTTCTTCGTTCCTTTGGTGGTGATCTATGTAGTTTGTCGGCCTGTTCATTACTGATACGAAGCCATTCATCAGGGAAGAGCCTTACTTCTTCACCCTCGTAGAATTCAGCATAGATACCAGCAGCTAACTTGATAGGATCGTAGGTCTTCACACGCCAATTGAAGTCATCAATGTCCATACATCCCGGTACGATGATACGACGACTGAGAGGACGACCTAGTCTCTCCTCTTCATGAGCGAGTCGTACATTAGGACTCATCTTCGCTTCTACCTTAATCACCTTTACATCATGTTTGAGATGAGGAGCATCAGACAGCTTGTCTCCTCCTTGAACTAGTCTCTTAAAGAAGTTCTCACAAGGAAAGGGATTACCGATAATGAGAATACGGTGTGCCCACGTATCAATCCCCATGTAGTTCCCATCATCAAAACCGCTCGCCTCGTCAATGATGCAGAGTACTCTCGGTTCCATGTTGGGACCATAGGGTAAGTGTCGTCCAAGAAGACCTTCACCCTTTTCTACTACACGACCAATGAATTCACTATTACCACGTAATGTCCCATCAGGCATCTTCTGTCTGAGCTGCTGATGATTGACATGAACAGGTAGAGGGAATGCTGCTGTCTGTAAGAAGTTCCTGATCTCACCCCAGAGTACGCCATTGAGCTGAGATCCATCCACACTCGTAGTGACTACTCTACATGGCATACGACTACAGAAGAAGTGAATCCCACAGAAAGCTGCTACATAGTCTTTCCCCAACTTATTACCGGCAGGAACAACGGTGATCTTGTTCTCTTGAACCGATTTAAGTATCTCTACCTGATAGTCAGTAAGAACTGAGTTAGGCCAGAAGATCTGTTGGAAATTAACCGGGTCTTTTAGAAGACCAGCCAGAGACTCATCATTAATGATCCCGCTCAAGCAATGACTCCAACGATAGAGATATCACTGTCCGACATCATGTGGCTGATATTGACTTGAACTTTCTTATCTACTGTATTGTAGATATTACCAGGGAAAGGACCAATGATATGATATTCTTCAAAGTTGATATAGAACACAGCATCATTCACTGGTAATCCATCAACAAGTACCTGAGTCACTATCGTAACAGTGAGCGTATCAGTCCCGTCATTATGAATGAACAGGTAGACGTTACCACCTTCATTAGCAAACTGCATTCCATTCGACATGTCTACATTAACTATGGGTAGAGCAGTTGATGGAACGAGTCTATCAACAGTAGCAACAGGAATCGTAGTACGGGGCATAAATGATTCTCCTGAAAGGAAGGACTAGCGGGCTTGATTTGTGGTGTTTCGTAATCGCTGCTTGAGATACTGTTTCCTCTTCTTCAATGGTAGATCACCAAAGCGACGAGCTACAATCCTTTCCTCTTCTACCTGTTTCCTCTCTTCTAGGGCTGCCTTACGAGGACGAATGGGATACACTGGTTGTTTCTGCATATTAAGTCACTCCTGAAAGAAGGGGTTGTTCGTTAGTCTGTGCAAGACGAGCCACTGCCTGAGCATCGATCACATTGGACTGACCACCGACATGACCCAGCAGGTCTACTATGACCTTAGCCTTCAACTCGTCTGATACGATAGTGATCTTCAGGTCAGGCTCCAAGAGACCGAAGTGTTTCATAGCTAGATTGAGAGCATGGTCCTTAGACATCCACTCCAGCTCAACCTTATTGAAGTACTCTTTTTCTCCTGTGTCGGGGTCAACCAGATATGACCTGACAGTACGAACCTTGGAGATACAGGAGCGGAGATAGTCAGGTAGTTCCTTTACCCTTTTCATATCTGTGTAACCATCATCGTCATACAGATCAGTTAGATCCAGGTTGATAATGGTACGAAGTTTCTGCAGTACCTCGTCTGCTGTGAACTCTAATCGCTCCCCTCTCTTACGGATCTCATTACCGAGATAATGCCTCACAGCATCTATCTTCAGGAGTTTCTGACCCATTTGTCGGGGAGCTGAATATCCAGCCTCTCTAGCAGCTTTCGTCAGATTGAATGCAGGATCAGCTAGAAGTATCCTAACGAACATCTGTTGCTGATTCGTCATCTGTTTCAGACGAGCTCCTCTCCGATGTTCCTTTATCAGTGAAGTCGCCATGAATGAGTAACCCCCACTCGCACTATGTTCTCTGAGGAAGAAGATCAATTCCGACAAGACCATAGCTGCCAACCGACCAATCGTAAAGCCTTATTCCACCGGCAGTTACAGAAATTTAGCAAAACAGGGATTGCACCCGTCATTTTCTGAGGCTACATTGACGCCCAGCATGACAAATGCAGTTGGGCAGACTCTATCTATATAAGTATATCTATACTATTGTCACACCGAGTCGCCCCTACTCTTCAAAGAACAGCACTCTCTCGCAAAGTTCTCTCACCGAGTTGGATAAATTCCAAACTGGCTTAGTCGCCCCAGTGACTGTAAGTGCCCTAATCTGCTTTAGGAATCTGAGCAGTTTTCTGGTCTGGTCCTCATTACGATCAATATGAAGACTAGCTGCCTTTACACCGATTGGTTCTCCGGTTTCTAGAAGCACCTTGAATAGATCCTGTACTGGTCCCTTACCAGTGTCCATTGCGATCTTGTGAATACGGCGTTTGATATCTCTATCTACACTGGTTCTATTGAGAACAAATGCAGTCATTCCAGCCATACGATTTAGCTGATGAGTGAGACGATGAGGTTCCTCAACAGTTGCGGGTGTCTCGTCTTTGGGTGGTCTCGCTCTTAGGATTGCTGTGAGAAATGCTAGGTCTTCAAAGAATCGTTTGTCTTCATCGGTAGCGACTATCTCAGCTAATTTGCTAGTATTCTCTCGCAACCAGTCAATGTATCCAGCAGTTCGTTGACGAGCGATTGTGGTCTTACCACTAGCGATACTCCCCTGCTGTCCAGCATCTATGGCTAGAGATTGCCAAGCAATGTCGCTGACTCGTTCTGATATCTTTCGTTTCTCCTTGTCTCTAGGGGAATCTAAGTAGATCTTTAGAAACCGATCACCTAGACTAGCCTGTTCTTTCTCGAGCATAGCTGGCGTACCGGCAATCACCCAGGTCAGCCGGATATTGTCGTACACTTTATCCTCTTTATCGTTCTTGTAACTCGCTCTACTACTACCGTCGAAGATACGGCGTTGCTGAGCCATAATCTGTTTGAAGACTGGATTGCTCATCAGTACGTCACCTTCACTAGTGACCATGCACTTACCGAGCACACGAGCTAGGAGGCTATAGTCATTTCCATCAGAATCCTTGAAACCACTGAAGAATCCGTTCAAATGCTCCAATTGGTAGCAGTTCTTGGAGATAGTCATGCCGTCACAGAATTGAGTCTTGCCGCCTGAATTATGGTTAATGACACCGGCTGCCAAGTAGTTATTAGTCTCTGGCACATGAAAGTCATAGAAATTGTTTTCTCCTACGAATTTCACACTTGCAATCTGTATTCCAAACGGTACCATGAAGGGCAACGCTTTCCAAGGTCGTGACTCAGGAGATTCCAAAGATGACATATCCGATTG